TGCCGAGGATCGCCAGTGCCGCAGGCTGATAGTCTTCAATTTTCCTGATCAACTCACGCCCGCCCGTGCGCAGCTCATGCAGGTTTACTTCCGTTGCCTGCACCGTGGGGCGCTCGACCAGCATGGTGATCCCACAGCGCGTATCCAGCAGATGTTGCTCTTCTTCAGGCTTCAGGAGCCTGTCGGTAAACCCTGCCTGATAGATCACTTTCCAGAAGCGGTTTCCAGGATGGGCGAAGTGAAAACCGGTGTGCGCCGAGGACTTGCCGGGGTTGATTCCACAGAATACCACCCGCAGGCCGGGGGCCAGAATGTCGTTGATCATCTTTACTCCCAATCGATACATCGTTAAGGAAGTATAAAGGATTGATTATGCATTGTTTATAAAAACAGCAGGCAGGTGTGAATGGCTGGATTGCTGAGGGGAGTTACTTTATAATTCACCGCCACGGCCCCTTAGCTCAGTGGTTAGAGCAGGCGACTCATAATCGCTTGGTCGCTGGTTCAAGTCCAGCAGGGGCCACCAAATTTTAGCTGTAAAATCATATAATTAAGCCACTCTAACGAGTGGCTTTTTTGTTTACGTTATCGCCGTTGGCAGCAAAATGGCAGCAGATTTTTTTATAGTGCCATTAATAAACCCGCCGAAGCGGGTTTCTTTAGAAGCTCATATGTCCTTGGCCGCCAGCTGTTGGATGCGGCGGGGCCTGATTTATTAGGTTTGGAGCGGCGATATAACGTACAACCGTTTCATGCGTTACAAAAGTGGTGCCGCAGTTTATATTCTGGCACTGACAGTAACGTTCCTTTGTCTGTTCAGATACCCGAAAGCTGCTCCGAGTATGTGCCGCGTGTCCGCATTTCGGGCAATTCATCATTTCCGTTATCTCCGCTCCAGCCCCTTTCAATCACACAATGATACACCAACTTCCATTTTGTGAACAAATTCATTCCATTTCTAAATCGTCTATTTTCACTTCAAGCTCAAGGCTGGTAACAAAGCCGTTATCCGGGCCGATAGTGTGGGTCAGCGTGGTTATGGTCCATTCCGCATCATCTATTGGCTGTTTAAAGCCGCTGACCTTTACCGGCATTTCCGTATAGAGATCGGCCCGGCCTTCTGCGAGCTGCAGCGAGAATGAAGCCACCCCGCGCTGCAGCCGTTCCCACTGCATTTTTGCAGCACGCTCAGCGTTAGCCCTGTTTGCATAGGTCCGGTTAAGTACCAGCACGTTTTCATCCGTTCCCACCAGGTAGTCCCCCTGCTTTGCCTCCGGCTCCTTTGGTTTTGCGGTTTTCTTCCGGCGACGGCGCTTAACTTTCGTCACTTCTTTTTTCTTTGGCTCGCGGGTGTGCAGCCAGCTGGCAATAACCCCGGTATAAGCGCCACGGTCTGCCAGAGTAAAGCGGTGACCGTCACCGTCCTTTCTGGTGATGGTCACAACCGGCAACGCCTTGCCGCTTGCCGTTCGCCCCTGGCCCTGCCGGATAAACAGCAGGTTGCCGTCTTTGATGGATGCTATAGCCCCGTACTGCCGCGCCAGTTTCATCAGAAAACTCGCGTCGCTTTCATTTGTCTGGTCGAGGTGATCCAGCGGCCGGTCAGCCAAGTCTTGCCCGATAGCCATTTTCAGGTTGTGGCGGGCCGCGATTTCCCTAACAACCTCCCCCACGGTTGTCTGATGCCAGGACTTTTCACGGCGGATATTCAGGGTTGCGCGGAAATCAGCACTGCGGGCACGAATGGTGAGGCGATCTGGTGCGCCGCTGTGCTCAATTTCATCCACCGTAAACGAGCCTTTAGGGAAAAGCGGCTGCCCTTCCCACCCCAGCGCAAACTGAATGACCGCACCACGACGCGGCAGGACAATTTGCCCGTCCGCGTCGTCCAGTTCCAGATCAAGCTGGTCCGCTTCAAAGCCCCGGTTGTCAGTGAGTGTCACGCCCATCAGGCGATTATTCAGCACGGTTGTAACGTCCTTGCCTTCGATCACAATACTGAAGCCCGGGCTTTTGCCGTACAGGCTCAGGAGTTCAGAACTAAAATTCACTGCAGCAGCCCTCCAACCGTATTCTGAATATCCCCTATCGCAGACGTTGCGGTGTCTTTCAGGTTGCTGAGCTGGTCACTCAGGCTGCCAAACATATCAGACAGCGATTCATCCACCCGCTTGAGCGTCAGCGTAAACTCAATCCGGCGCGGCATGCCGGTTTCGAAAAACTCCGTCTTTGTCTGGTTCAGGCTCTCGATCACAAACATGCCGTAAATCGTCCCGCTGCCCTCAATCAGGGGCCAAGCCTTGCCCTGCTCAGCCATCTGCTCCAGCGCCAGCAGGGACAGCCTGCCGCCGGTGATTTCCGGCAGCAGCACGCCTGAAAGGGTCAGCGAGTCGTTGTCCGGGCCAAGAAACTGCGTTGACGGGCGGCGATTGACGCGGCTGTTAACCGCGTGCCGCCAGCTGCGCTGATACTGCAGCTCCTGATACGGCACCGTGCGCAGCATGAAAACGTATAACCCCAGCACCATCATCATGCGTCATATCCCCCCTGGTCATTGTAATTGCTGCGCGCCTTAGCCCGGGTGCGGCGTTCGCGTTCGTCTAGCTGGCGGGCAACTTCTCGCGCAATATCCTGCGGGTTCTGCCCTGGCTGCGCATAAATCGTGATCGGCGCGTGCGTTTCAAAGTGCATCACTACCGGTGCGCTGTCCTCCTTCCCAGGCTGGCTCTGTTTGTATGCTATTGCAGGCAGGCTGAACGGATGCAGGGGTGCAGCTTCTGCAGGCGCTGCCGCCATACCCAGGGTTCCGGCCACAACCGAAGCCAGCACCGCCGTGCGCCGCCTGCTGGTCACGTTTGCCGGACCGTTCACAATTTCTGGGCCATTCTCTCCAACTATGCCAAACTGGCCGCGCGGGATCGTGCCGCCGTTGTCATACATGCCTGCAAACCCCATTATGGGGAACCCGCCGGGCGGCAGCACCACCTTCCCGTCACTATTTACCGTGGCAGGCTGCTGCTTCACCTCCTGCTCCGGCAGCTTCGCTATTGCGGTCTCTTTGTTGACGATGCCCAGGGTTCCTGCCACAACCGAAGCCAGCGCCGCCGTGCGCCGCCTGCTGGTCACGTTTGCCGGACCGTTCACGATTTCGGGGCCATTCTCACCGACTATGCCAAACTGGCCGCGTGGGATCGTGCCGCCGTTGTCATACATGCCAGCAAACCCCATCATGGGGAAGCCGCCAGGCGGCAGCACCACTTTCCCGTCACTGTTCACCGTCGGAGGCTGCTGCTTTACCACCTGCTCCGGCAACTTCGCCTTTGCCGCTTCTTTGCTGACGATGCCGAGTTTTTCAAGCAGCCACGACACGCCAGATTTAAGCGAATCAAGCGGGTGCACGACCATGTTCAACCCTGACGCCAGCGCTTCGCCAAACTGCCGTCCCATCGACGCCGCGTTTTGCAGTTCTGCAGAGGTGGATTTAACCGGCGTAAGCAGATCAGTAAACCAGCCCCACAACGCCTGGACCTTGTCACCTATCCACTGGAAAACCGGCTGCAGTGGCTCAAACGCCGCACTGATAGGCGCAGCTGCAGCTTTGAATCCTTCAACCACTCCGCCTAAAAATGCGCTTATCGGCTGCCAGTATTTCCAGACAACCAGCGCCACACCAGCCAGCGCAGCCACAACCAGCCCTATCGGGCTAAGCAGCGCGCCCAGCAGGCCAGAAATCCCATAAAGCGCAACGCGAAGTAATGCCAGCGGGCCGGATACCAGGAAGCGCAGCACGCCACCGGCGGCGGATAATCCGCCCCGTAATGCTGCCAGGGGGTTCATCACCATACCGACAACATTACGAATACCCGCCATTCCGACGCGTAACAGGTTAAGCGGGGCACCGGCTAACGTCATCAGCGCATTGCCCGCCACCCCGGCGGAGCGCCGCAGCGCATTCAGCGGAGCAGTCAGCAGACTTGCGCCACCGCCAGCTGAAGCCATCCCGCGACGTAGCACGGAAAGCGGTGCATTTGCCAGCCAGGACAGTGCGCTGCCGGTGCGCGTAACTGCAGTGAATACGGACGGAAGCGTTTTTACGCCCATCATGGACAAACCAAACCGGATCACGGCAATCGGCCCCAACACGGCTGCCACCGCAACGGCCAGCGTGCCCAGCGCCAGCGTGATCGCGGCGGTGGCGGCGGCGACTTTCATCAGCGTGCCTGCCAGCTGCGGATTGGTTTCTATCCAGCGCCGCAGCCCACCCGTTACGCTTTTGACGTAATCCATGATATCCATCAGCGGCTGGCGCAGCGTTTCGCCCAGGCTGCTGAAGGCGTTCTGTGCGCCCGTTTTTACCAGCATCCACTGCGCAGAAAGCGAATCCTTGTTAATGTCGGACTCTTTCTGCATCGAGCCGTTTGCATCATTCCCTGCAGTGAGCTGCAGCTGGCGGCGCAGTTCCGGCAGGTTGTTAGCCAGCTTTGCAGCATCGTCGCCATACTCTTTGCCAAACAGCATCGTCATGGCGGACAGGCGTTTGTCCTGCGGCAGCTTTTTAACTTTTTCCATCACCCGCAGAATGGTGCCCATGGCATCCTTTGCCATCTGCTTTTCAAGCACTTCTGGCTTGAGCTTGAGTAGATCCATACCGTCCATGAAGCGGTCACTTTGCATGGTGGCAATGGACAGCTCGCGCACCATAGCGTTTGCCGCGCTGGCCGCCACTTCCGGCGCTGCACCGAGGGACAGGAACGTGGAGCCAAGCGCTGCCGCCTTACGGAAGTCCAGGCGGTCAGCCACGCCCCCCATACGCTGCAGCACGTCAATAATATCCGCGCCCTTAGACATGGCGTTATCGTCCAGGTAGTTCAGCGCATCGCCCAGCTGCTCAATATTGCGGGTCGGCACCTTGTAAAGGCTGGCGATTTTACCCAGCCCTTCAGCCAGTTCATCGGCGGGCAGTTCAAACGCGGTTGCCGCTTTGGCCGCCGTACTGGCAAATGCGAGCAGGTCACGCTTCTGGTCTTCGTAGGGATCGTCCTGATTGGTTACACCCATGCGCGCGCCGCCTTCTACCAGGGCGGCATAGTCAACAGCGCCATTCTCCATAGGGAGCTGTTCACTGGCAGCCTTGATGGCGGCCTGCATGTCATAAAACTGCTTCGTACGGTTGCCGTTATCATCCCGCAGACCGTTGACCTGCTTTGCCACGCCTTTCATAGCGTCTTCCATGCTGGCATAGCTTCTCACCGCCGCCACGACCGGCGCGCCCATTGCCAGCCCTGCCGCTGAGGTTGTGGCCCCGGCTCCGGCAATGCGATCCCGTATCTCCAGACTGCGGGAATACCGCTCCCTGACGGCGTTAACCCTGGCCTGCTGCTCACCGAGCCGTTTCAGGGATTTCTGCTGACGGTCCAGGGCCTGCCGGGTTTCGTCGGCGTTCTGGCGCAGCTCGCGCTGGGCGCTGCTGAGCTTGCGGGTATCAAGTCCGGCCTCGTTCAGCGCAAGGCGTTGCTTCTGGACCGACTGCCGCAGGCCGTTGTATTTGGTCTGCAGTTCCGAAACGCGGTTTTTCGCCTGCTCAAGCAAACGGGCCTGCGCCGCCGTCGGGCGGTTTGTACTGGTAAACTGCGTGGCGAGCCTGGCCGCTTCTTCGCGCGCGGCTTTGAGGTTATTACCGGTGATTGCCAGCTGCGCGCTGGATTTACGAAAGCCATCAATTTTGCCCGCCTGAGCGTCTAACTCTTTCAGCCTGGCGCGGTTCTGTTGAATGGCGGTAGCCAGCTCTTTTGAGCTGGCCTGCGCAGAACGGAATGGGCGGGTGAGCTTATCAACCGCATTTAGAATCACCTGCAGGCGCAGGTTAGTGTCACTCATCGCTGGCCCCGCTTCTCTGAATAGCTTTATGCCGCCACTCCAGCACTTCGGTCAGCGGCATAACGTCAGTGACGGACGGCGGCCAGTGAAAAATGGTGGCGATATCTGCCACCAGATCGTCAACCGTCAGGCTGTCGGTAAACCGGCAAGCACCGACTTCTTCAACAAAAAAGTCACCACCTCAACGGACAGCGCAGTGAGATCGGCAGGGTCCAGCTCTGCCATTTCCTGCGCCGTCAGGGTCGGCGTGGAGATACGGGGAATTACGGTCATCATTGCGCCCACGTCCATATCCATAATGGCCTGCAGTCGTGTGCCACGCAGCGCACCGGACTGCGGTTTGCGCAGCACAATCTCTGTGATTTCGGTTTTACCGCGCTTGATAGGGGTGTCCAGCTGTACGGTCTTTTCAGTCAGGTTATCGCTCATATTTTTTTCCTGTTAAGAGGTCGCTGGCGCGGTTGCCCGCGCCGTTAAGGTTAATCAGAGGCCCAGGGCGTTACGGTGCGCTTCCATCAGGTCCGTGCCGCCAACGATTTCAATCATGTTGACCAGATCCACCTCATAGAGCACTTCGCCGTTGATGGTCAGCTTCGCATAGCTGTTGGTGCTGCTGACTTTGGTGGTATTGCTTTCGCCGGTCTTCCACTCGCCGGAATCCAGTTCCTTGTGGCGTCCGCGCACAACCAGCTCCACCGCCTGCACTTCCCCGGTGTCGTCACGCTGAATGGAGCCGGTGAAGCGCAACTGAATGCCGTCCACCGTTGCAGCCCCCATCTGCTTGAATAACAGCAGTTCAGTGCCGCCGATGGAAAATTCCGTATCCAGCGCGCCGTCATCCATCCCCAGATCGATATCCACCGCACCGGGCATACCGCCGCCGCGATACTTCTCAAACTTTCGCGTGAATTTCGGCAGGGTTAATGACTCAACGATCCCCTGCCAGTTGTTCCCGTCATTGAACAGGTTCAGGTGTTTTAACTTGCGTGGTAAAGCCATACTGCCTCCTTATGCGCTGACCTGGCTGGCAAAATTCATCAGGTACTGATCGGTGATGCGCTGGCGCAGCATCAGGTTTTCCAGCGGTGGCACCGGCGTATAGTCGTAGTCGATAGTGAGCTTCCCGGCCTTCAGGGAGTCTTTATCGTTAACGGATTCATCCAGCCAGCAGTCCGCACCAATGAGATAGCCCTGGCTCACCAGACTGCGCATTTTGGCGCGAATACCTTCGATAATGTCGCGGGCCAGCGAGGGGTTAAGCGGCTTATCCACCGCCCACATATGCGCCTCAGCGATGGTGTCAGCCAGCACCTGCGCCGTGCGGGTGTAGTTTTCAAAGGCAAACAGCGGATCGTCACTGAGGCAGCGGGAACCCCAGAAGCGGAAGCCGTCTTTGCGGATCAGTGTGGTCACGTCGTTCTGGTTCAGCAGGCCCGCATCAGTGGCCGGGTCCTGCAGGTCCCAGAACACATCTGCAGAAATGCCGGTGACGCCATTCACACCCACGTTGGACAGGGTTTTGTGCCAGCCTGTCTGCTCGTCAATTTTGGCGCGCAGGCCGAGCGCACGGGCGGTGGCGTAAGCCGTTGCGTCCGCATTCAACGCGGTGTCAAAGTTGATGAAGTCAGGCCAGATCAGCATCCCTTCGCGCTGGCTGAAGTTATCACGGTACGTAATAGCTTCCTCCACCGTTTTGCAGCCGTAGGCGGACAGGTAGGCAAACCCTCGTAGGCTTTGCGCCACGCTGAGCAGCTCAGTGGCAACCGCCTGCGTATCATGCCCGGGCACGCCGAGAATGCGCGGCTTAACCCCGAGCTGCGACTGAGCAGAAAGCAGAGCCTTAACGCCCGTCTTTTTCCCTTCAGCCGTTACGCCGCCGATTATGTTGGAGGTAGTTTCTTCTTCGGTTTCGCCCTGCGCCACGCGCACGACAACGGTCACAGGTTTTGCCTGGTCGGAAATCGCATCCAGCGAGCGGGCCAGCGTGCCGGAATCGCCCGCCTTGCCGCTGGCGGTCAGTACATCAGTCAGCAGGACAGGCTTATTGAGGGGAAACATGGACGCATCGGCATCATCGCCGGTGCAGACCATACCCACGATAGCAGTGCTCACCGTGGAAATGGATCGGGTGCCGTCGTTGACTTCAACAACGCGCACCCCGTGGTGGTAATCCTGAGCCATAAGGCAGTCTCTCCGGTTACAGGGGGTCTGCTTATGTTCTGGATGATGGGCCCGCAACGCACGTTACCCGCTATGTGCCACGGATGGCACAATAGGCGGGCGCACTGTCAGGCAGGCGTGACCGGAGTTACGGGAAACTTTTTATAGAGTGTCGATATGCCCACATCAAAAATCAGGGCCACCCTTTGCCGGGTTTCACCGGCAGCGATTAACCGTCCGGCCTGCTCCCACAGTTCCGGCGTCAGCTTCGGTCTTCTGCCCCCTATTCGCCCCTGTGCCCGGGCGGCCTCAAGCCCCGCCCGGGTTCTCTCCACTATCAGTTCACGCTCCATTTCTGCCAGGGCCCCCATAACGTGGAAGAAAAAACGCCCCATGGGTGTCGATGTGTCAATGCTGTCCGTCAGGCTACGAAAATTTATGCCCCTCCCGCGCAGATCTTCAATCAGCGTAACAAGATGGCGCATACTCCTGCCCAGCCGGTCAAGCTTCCAGACAACCAGCGTGTCACCTTCAGAAAGCGTACGCAGCACCTTTTTTAGCCCTGGCCGATCAGCGGTTTTACCGCTCATTTTATCTTCAAAAATTAGCTCACATCCTGCGCACTCAAGCGCGTTTCGCTGCAATGCGGTGTTTTGGTCATTTGTTGACACCCTTACATAACCAATTTGCATAAAAAATCGCCCTTAAAAAGCGAAAGATGATGCCACGTTTTATGCTCCTTTTGGGCAAGAGTGTGTGACGTCTAGATCAGCACCATTTGACCTTACTGCAGCAAATCTTCGTTTGGGAGAGGGGGCAAAAATGCCAGCGGCGGAGGCCCTGGCAAGCTCAGCTGGAAACATTGCTATTCCAGTGGTTATCAGCGGAAAACAACAAACGGCGCTAATTCAGTGGAAGATGGTTTCAGTTCCTCAATCTATTAATGGAGAGATGGTAGTCGTTGATGATTCATGGCCGGTAGCTTTTCCCAATGCCTGTTTATCGATTAACCCATCACTTGCCAGCTCTTTAATTTATGCAACAAGCGGTGCCCCTTTTGTCAGCGCAGCAATAATTGACCGCATAAAGTTCAAGGCGGCTTGTGCATACACCAAATCAAATTCGACTGTAACCGTATGGGGGATTGGCTGGTAAGTACCTATTGGGCTTGTTGCGAAAGTAGATGGTTAAAACGTTCGTTTGGGAGAAGCGGCAAAACTCGCCGCTGCGAGCGGCGTTTTGTCTAATAGCGGCTGGGCGAAATTCCCATTAATCGGCGGCATTACGTTAATGGTGCAGTGGGGACGATGGGAGGGAGGTGTAACAAGCACTACGTATAAGTGTGATATAACTTTTCCCGTGGCGTTTCCTACGGCCTGCTTCGGCGTATATTCAAGCGCAGGCGTGAGGGCATCCGATTATGATTATGTGCCAATTTATAGAACTTTAAGGCAAGCTGTTTCAATCGGCTACCCAACGAAAACGGGTGCTCACGCTCAGTTCTTCCTTGACGATACTCTGCCTGGTAATTCCCGTATGTTTACGTGGTTTGCAATAGGGTTTTAATTTAATCCTGTATCTAACCCGACTGTATAAAAATAAAGCCCTTACGGGCTTTATTTCACTCAGGCCAATTTTTTACTACGTAACCGTTGTTTACTGCCTCAATGAGAATCCATTGAGGTATCGCAGGCAACGCTATGTCAGGCCATCCCTCACTCTCAGGCCAAACTTTAAACTTTTGCCTTACATCCAAAAGTTCCACTTGCTGCTCAGAGGTTAATAAAACATTGTTGATAGTGTAATCAGAAACAAGCATTCGATCTGTACTGACGATGAATTCATCGCGCAAAGCACGGGCACGTGCCATGATTTGTTCCGGGCTTTCTTTCACAATGGGAATATCAATCCAGATCGGAAAACCATCAGATCCAATGCCACGCAATTTCCCTTCTGGTGGCGTCGCGGAAAATTCGCTAAAAATACTATCCTCCACTTCGATTAAATCATTAGGAAGACTACCTGCATTTACATAAGACTCCTTTAAAGCTACGGGGTAAAAAGCATTATTTGCAGGGCTAAACCAATAGTTCATAACGCACTCCTTAGTTTGAGTCTCAGATCGTAAGTGCGGTTTCGTAAAATAATTATCTAGCTACTTTGTGTGAGTAATAACACAATACTTTGAGGTCAGTAGCCGACAGCGAACCAGTAAACGCTACGCTCAAAAGGTTGCTGGACGCCGTTCACTGTTCTGGCGCACAAGGCAAACGCACTGGTTTTATCCCTGATAAATCCATTAGTCATAGTTACCATGCTCACATCAGCGGAATCAGTTGTGTGGGCCATAGCGACCAGGCAAAAACCACCTACGGGAAATGCGATTGGGAATTTAAAAGAATAATTACTCGCACCGGTTAAAAGCCCCCACTGCAACAGCATTTTTTTGCCTCCAGAAAGGGGAATATATAGCCAGCCATTAGCACCGATCTGTGCATTGGCCGCCTCCATTTTTGCTGCTTCTCCCAAACGAACGTTTAAAAGCCTATGGCAATATAGCTTGATGATTGAAGCCTAACCGGAATATGTGGGTATGGCGCATTAGAAACATCACGGAATACTGCGGCAAACTCCGTTAAAGACCTTGTAGCAAACGATACTGAGAAGCCGCCATTGCTGGTATCGAATGGGCCGAAAGCTCCTCCTAAAAAGTATTTTGGAAAAGCTATAGGTAATTGCGCATTTCCGGCTATACCACTTCCACCATTTGTCACAATCCCCCATTGAATTATTAAATCCCGTCCTCCGCTTAAAGGCAGTGTGATCCATCCAGGGGTGGCAAGCGTACCTGTTGCGGCGGGCAGTTTTGCGCCCTCTCCCAAACGAAGGTATTCAATAATCCCGTCA